AAATATTTCTCACAAAATTCTAACCAGGCAGCCTTGGCAAATTTTTTGGCAAGTGCATCTGGCGCCACGTCTTCCAAAATACCCAAATCGTTATTAGTGCCCACCTGGATATAATAAGGTTCATAAATGCCCTCTTTATATGGATACCCGGTTTCGTCGCCCACTTCTTTTACAATTAGCCCCTCTGTAAATAGCACGTTTTCTGAAGGTATGTAATTGGTGGCCTTTAGCTGGAGCGTTTCAGGATCTAAATCCCAAAGCTCAATAACAGAAGATCCCCAAAATTTAGCTTTCATTGCGTGGTACAGGAACCGGTTAAACCATTGCGCCTTAAAAAGTTTCTGCAGGTCGGTATTTTCCTTACCGTTTTCATCAACAATTTTAAACTTTGCGCCCATTATTTTAAGCATCCTGGTTTGGATATCGCTTTTTAAATGGAGGTCTCGCGTAATGGATCGGTAAAGCTCCATTAAAGGTGCCCGGTTTGGGTTTTCTGCCAGGGAGGCAAGCTCAACGGCATCCTTCCACTTTTTAAGGGTTTGGACGCTTAAAGACTGGCTTTTTGGGAGAATAATATTTGAAGGCCTGTTTTGCCTGGATTGGTTATACTGCTTGCCAATTCTGCTATTTTGTGCCATAGTTAAATGTATTTGTCAAGGTTAGTAGAATTTCCCCATAAAACCTGTTTTTGCTCTGGCTCCTCCAGCGTTGGTAAATTGGGGTTTTCGTTCCCGTCTCTTACATCGTCAAGCCACTGCATTACTTCTTTGTAATCGTCCTTAAAGTCGGTGGGAACCTTCCGGGCTGCGTTTCTGCGTATAAGCCTATAAATTACAATGGCGCTCATTGCCCATATAATTAGGCCGCGGCCTGTATAAGGTGCATCAGAGAAAATAATGGCCACGTCATAGCGCTTGGCCAGCTTACTTTTTACCAGGGCAATTGCCTGGCTCTCTATGCTCTGGAGGGCTTCAATATCCTCCTGCTCGCTTTCGTCAATATAATCCTCAAAAATTCTGCTTTCGAGGTCGTCTTTTGTTAAGAAATCTAAGGTCATTAGTACACGTGTTTGCGTTCAACTCTACCGGTTAAAATGCTTCCTTTTTTACCGGAATAAATATGTTTACTTAGGGTGCTTATTGCGCCCTCGTCTGCATCGGGTGCATCGTCGTGGCCTTTGTAGTTTGGCTCAATACCTAATAATTGTGCCTTGCCCACGAGCGTGTCCTGGTGCGACTTTAATTTTTCATTGTAATAGATTCGGCTATTTTGGTAATACGGGTGCAGAGATAGGATCCTGTCGTATTTTCGCCCTTTTGGGTTGTCTACCTGGCGCAGCCTTAAGTCTAACTCGTGGGCGTCCTGGGCTTCATCAATAGTTCGCTGTACCTCGTCGTTCCAAAATTGCGCCTCATATTGCCAGTGTATAACCACCCCATTTGGCAGACCTTTTTGAAAGTCGCACATATAATCAAGCGCCGCCCTCATTTTTGTCTTTTTGACAAAGCAGTGAATTAGATAAAATTGCCTTTCCTTAAGTCCCCAAATTCTTACCGCATTGTAATCGGCGGTAGCGGTTCCGGCGTAGGCGATATCCCAATGTGAAACTATATGCTCAAAATGGTCTATCCTGGGCAGCTTTGTCCATTGCATCTGCTCCTCGGTAAAGATCTTACCTTCTACGTGCGGCTCCTGGTTATATTCAGCCTGTACGGCCAAAACGCCAAGTTCCTCCTCCAGCTCTTGAAAATAAGTATCGCTGTATTTTTCTGGCCAGCTTGGTTTGTAGATTACGGCGTCATAAGCTTTTATGTGGTGCACCTTCCATTTAGGGTGGCGCTCCTGGAGCTTCTTTTGTATCATAACCGGCGCAAATGCGTTATTGGCATAAACAAAGCGCCTTGTAGCTCCGTCCATTGTTGGTAAAAGGTGCTTTTCTACCCATTCAACAACCTCGTCCTGTCGCCGCTCATTCTTTGTGGTTCCCGCGGTTTCGCAGTCATCCATAACGATATAGTTAGGCCTTAAAGTTTTAACCCTTAATCCCCGGCAACTTTGCCCCATACCTAAAGCCTGGCCAATAAACCCGCCTTTGGTCATATAAAAACCGTCTTCCCAGCTTCCCAGGTTCTTTTGCTCTCCGTGGTCTGCAATTATTTGCGGGTTATTTTCCCATTCCAGGCGAAGGTCTTCAAGCAGCTGGCTTGCTTTATCGTAGCTATTGCCTACCAATACCATATAAACCTTTTCGCCTCTTAGCCATAGCCAAAACGGAATAAGGATATCACTAACAACTGACTTTGCCAGACCTCGACCCCACTCGGCAAATGCTTTGGCCGTTAAATGCCTGGAGAGATAGTTGGCCAGCTCTATATGGAAAGAAGCCGAGGGACTGTCTGCGTAATGTGGAAAGTATCGTTTTACGGTCTTGGCAAAGTCTTTTTTACATACCTGAATAGCCGCTTTGCGTTCCTCTGGAGATTCGTTTGGGTTAACGTCTCCAGAATTACGTATAAGGTTAATCTTTTCAAGGATTCGCTTTTGCGCTATTTTATCGGCCTGCTTCATTTTTTAAGACTTATCAATTTCTTTTTGGCCTCAGTTGTTAGAATGCGATTTGAAGCGGTATGTTTTATTTTGTTTTCCCTGAAGTCATAGAAAATGCCGGTAATTACTTTTACTCTCCACTTGCCAGGTTCCAGGCGCTTCTCCTGTACTATTTGCCCTATTTGGAACCCGCAACCTTTTTTAAGTAGGTGCGCCCCAATTTCCATTTGCCACTGCTTTAGCTCTGCACATCGCCACAGGAGGCTTAATATCTTTTTAAACATAGTTTTATCGGTGATTAAGTGCTATTGAATTAATGTGATCCTCGAAAAAGTCCAGGATAGCCGGGCGCATTTTGTTGGGTATCTTTTCCAGCATTGCGCCCATTATTTGTTCGGTAACATTTATATACACGTTGTAAGGAATGCGGTGGTCTTTTTCAAAGTTTTCCTTTGTCTTATTCAGCTTGGCAATAGCGTCCACCAGGCTAATTTTTTCTTTTGCCCGTTCCTTTTTGTATTCGGCCAGTTGCTTCTCGTCCAGGTCGCTTAAATCCTCGTCCTCACTTTCAATTTGTATCGCCCTTTCGGTATAGATATTAATGAGTTGGTTAATGTTTTCAATACCAGATTTTAAATTGCTCATTGCGGCGGCGCGGCGTTCTTTCCAGCCGTAATCTTCCACCCATTTCCCAATAGTTTTCTCAGTAACTCCAACCAATTTGGCGGTTTCCCGCTGCGTTTTACGCTGCTTTACAAAAAGTTCCTCGGCTAACCGCCTTTCCTTGTCTTTGGCCATAATCATTTGTGTTATACGGCACAAAGTTGCCATAATCTTGAGGCTGGAGGGAATTGTATTTCCTTAATAAGGGCTTGAAACCCTGATGATAAGGCTTGTAACCCTCACGTTGGCAAAGCAATTTTATAACCGCCCCCAATTGAGCAAAATTTGTCACCCAATAGCAGTAATAAAACCAGCGAAATTTTGAGCAAGGGAAGAAACATTTTAATAGTAGGTGCGAGCAGCTTTGCCGATTATGTGGCAATGGCAGATCAGTACCCTTTTGCCATTTCGGCGGAGGCAAAAGACGATAAGGCCGTAATTAGAATAAGCGGTATTATACACCAATGGCAAAACTCTGCGTCCTGGTTCCGGGAGAAAATACAGGAATTCAACCGCCAGGGAATTAAAACGGGTACCCTCCATATTACTACACCTGGAGGTTCTGTTTTTGAAGCCGCCGAAATTCGCAACGAACTTGACAAGTTTGAAGGCGAAATACACGGCATTGGTGGCTCAGTTGTAGCCTCGGCCGGTACTTATATAAGATTGGGCTGTACAACTTTTGAAATGGTTAAAAACGGCCAGTTTATGTACCACAAACCAATAGGCGCTATACGTGGAAATGAAGATACCTGGGAGAGCCAGCTGGTGCTCCTAAAAAATCTTACCTCTGAATATCGAAAAGGCTACGCAGAATTAACCGGACTTTCAGAGGAGGAAATTGAAAAGCGTTGGGCTAAAGGCGATGTTTGGATGAATGCTGAGCAGGCCAAGAAAGACGGCTTTATTACCGGAATACTTCCCTATAAGAGTAAAATTACTGAAAAAGAGACCGCAATGTTTACTGCCTGCGGCGCTCCATACATTCCAAAAACAGAGAAATCTAAAACTAAATCAAAAACCGAGATGGATTTAAAAGTGACCGCCCTTTCATTGGGCTTAGATGAAAATGCTACAGAGGCCGAGGTAAAGGCTAAAATGGCAGATCTTAAAGCTAAGGCCGATAAGGCCGATCAGCTTGAGCAAGCCGCTAAAGATCAAGAAAAAGCTGATCGCGCAAAAGAGATCAAGGCTATTCTTGACCAGGCGTTTACGGACAAAAAATTTAAGGCTTCCCAGCGCGAAGGGCTTGAGGCATTTGCCGAGGCCAACTTTGAGGCTTTTTCTACTCACGTAGAGAATATGCAGCCTATTGCAAAGCTTTCTGAGCAGGTAAATGGGAAAGCCGGAAAAGCCGGTGCAGGAGCTAAGGATAAGAAATTTGCAGATATGAGCGCCGAGGAACGCGATGCACTTGCAGATGAAGATCCAGAAGCTTTTACGGCCAAGTATGACGAATACCTAAACGAGTAAATATACCACCAACCAATGTAAAAAGCGCCTGCGGGGTTGGCAGGCGCTTTTTTTAACTATTTGAAAACCAAAAACCGAAGTAATGAAAAAAGCATTTAGAATTTTGATGGCCTTAGGCCTTTTATTGGTAACCGTTGTATCCGGTTTTGCCAAAGAAAACCCAGAGGTAACGGCAATGGCTTCCGGCGCTGTAGTTTCTGACGATTTGAGGAATACCTTGAATGAAAAATTTATCATTAAGAAGTTCCGCCACGTTGGAACCTGGTTAAGTGAAGTTACCAGCAAGGATAATTGGGTTAACAACGACACTATTAAAATCCCGAAAAGAAAAGGCGATAACGCCCCGGCGGTTTTAATAAATAATACTGTTTATCCTATTAATACGGCTGGCAGAGAGGACGAGCACGTAGTTGTTTCCTTAAATAAATATGATACCGAAAACCGCGAAGTTACAGACGACGAGCTTTATGCAATTGCCTACGATAAAGAAGGCGACGTAAACCTTGAGTTAAAAGAGGAGCTGGAGGAGAAAACAACCGACCACGCCCTGCATTCAATTTCGCCAATTAGTAACTCAACCGATACTCCAGTACTGGAGACAACCGGAGAGAATGACGGAACCGGGCGCAAGCGTTTAACCAGGAAAGACCTTATTAAGCTTAAGGATAGGCTTGATAAATTGAAAGTACCTAAGAAAGGACGTATCCTGGTATTAAGCTCTACCCACGCCAATGACCTACTTGATGAAGATTCAAGCTTTGAGAAAGGTTACCACAACCGCGTAGACGGGGCAATTAGCATCAATTACTACGGCTTTAAAATTTACGAGGACGTTTACACGCCTACTTATGATT